CTGTTCTTTTATTAACTGCCAAGCTTGAGTACACGTATCAACGTAATCGTCATGTTTCCCGTAAGGGAACGCCGCACATTCTGCGAGAAGTTCATCAACCCATATTTCATTATCTGGAATCCATATTAAACCACTCTCTAACATGGGAGCGACTGCGTGTGCTCTTGAAACTTTATCTTTATCTGGTTTATATTCATGAACAGGGATGCCCGCACGTCTTAAATCTTGAAGTAATGATTGCCCTGATGCACGTTTCTCGACTAATACTAAATTAGGTTTCATCTCCCAATAAGCTTCTTGGGCTATTCGCCTTAAATCAGGATACTCTACTCTGTCTTTCCATGCTTCAATTAAATGTATACATGCTTCTACCTCACCATCTTCGTTTACACGAGAGAATACTCCCCATGTCGTTCTGGCTGAAAAGTCAGCAGACTCTCTCGTACTAAAAGCAGTATCATAACTTTGAACGATAAAATCGTATTGAGGTTCGTGATCCAATCTACGCCACCAATCTCTCTTGAGTATAGCACCTTGTTCTGCTGTAGGACGTTGCTGGTATAATGACTCCCATACTCTATCTCCAACTGTCGCTTTAATTTTTTCTAATTTAGACACGGGATATGCTTCTGGCCACAAAGCATCACCATTTCCATTTATAGCTGGTAGGTCTAAAACTTTCCAGTTTTCACCTGAGTTCTCTAATATCCATCCAGCTAAATCTTCTTCGTGCCATCGAGTTTGAATTAATATAACTTTACCTCCCGGCTGTAATCTTGTGTAAGCGACTGCTTTGTACCATTCGATTAAGTTTCTTCTCTGAAGCCCGGACTCTGCTTCTTCACGCCCTTTTATAGGATCATCAATAATTAATAAATGTGCACCTCTACCTGTAATAGCACCACCAGCACCGACTGCGCTATATGTCCCGCCATGTACTGTGTGAAAACGTTTCGCTGAGCTTGAATCTTCTCTTAAACCTACACCCTCAAAGACTCTCATGAAATCTTCTGATTTTAATTGGTTACGCACCTTGCGTCCAAAATCATCAGCTAGTTCTTGAGCATAAGTGGATTGAATTACAAAATTTCTAGGATTACGTCCTAGATACCACGCTGGAAAAAATTCAGAGCAGAGCATGGACTTGCCATGTCGTGGTGGCATAAAGATAGCTAATCTGTCAATTTCACCTTTCTCTAAACTTTCTAGGTTTTCTCCAATAAGTTTTATATGTGCAGGATCATTGTACCCTGGATACATATGTTTAGCATAATCCAAAATTCCAGATTTTGCGGCACTATTGGTAGCTTTAGTTCTTTGCTTTTCTAGTATTTCGAAAACTTGTTCTTTTACATTTTTAGATACTTTCGGATCTAAAAGAATGTTTCTAGCTTTCTGTACCAGTTCCTGTTTCATTATTTCCTTTATTAAACGTAAATACATTGAAAGGTAAACAATAACTTTCAATTGATATAGCAGTTCTTCCTCTATTTAGTTCTTGCTTTTCCATATAATTTTCCATAGGCACTCTCTGTTCTTCGCATTGTTCAGGGGAAAGAAACCCTTTAGCTCCCTTATAATATATCATAGGATACTCAGGAAAATTTAATAACACTAATAAAAACCACACTTTAATCATAACTTACTATATATTTTATTTATATACAAAACAGTCAATAGTGACTAAAGCTTCTACTTTAGTCTACACCAACCTAAAATCGAAAAAGAAACTTATACGATTTTTTACGCACAAACTTAATACGATTTTTATTTTATAATTAATTATATTTTTAAATAAAAAAAATCTCTCTAAAATTAATTAGAGAGATTTATTATTAAATATATATTTAGTAATTAAAGAGTAGAAATTTTTTCTTCGAAGAATAAAATATTTTCTTCGATAGATTTTCTATTAAGAATTTTATTATCTTTATCGTTTAAGAATTTTTTATTTTCTTCGATAATAGATTTTAATTCTTCTTTATTTTCTTTCGTATCGTTTTTATTTTCTACTATTAATCTAATAGTAGAAAAGCGATTATTCTCTTTAGTATCGTAAGAATAATCTACTTTACGATAATTCGTTAAAGTAAATAAATCTTTAATAGTAGTCGAAAATTTAGCTTCTTCGAATATTTCGTAAGAACGAGTATTTTCTCTTTTTATATTTATTAATCTAAAAAGAATTTTATTACTCGCTAATACTTTTAACGAAGAAGGAAATTTTTTATTTTTATTACTATTATTTTCCATATCTATATTTCTCCTTTCTATCTACTTTTTTAAACTAATTTATTAATAAGTAAACTATTATTATTAAAAAAACCATTGCAAAAGTCATATTTTTTCTCTTTCTGTTAGTAACTTATTTCTAAAATAAATTAATAAAAATCATTATAAACAAACATATTTTTATCTATTTTGTTTTAATTTTTTAATTATTTTATTTTTATATATTGTTATATAACTACGCCCTCGTAGTTATGTGCTGCGGATTGCTGTTGCTCAATTACTCACCAACTTCTCAACGCTCAACCTTGAGCCACCGCCAGGTGGCGGAGTGCGGATGCTCAACGCTCAATAAAAAAAACGAGGGCGCCTGTGTGACGCCCCCGAATAATGTTATTTTATAGCTGCGGCAAGCTTTTCGAATTTCTCGATGTTGGCTTGTGCTTTGGCTTGAATAGCTTTCGGTAAATCCTTGAGAACTTCTTTGTTCTTTTTAAGGACGACCTCTAAAATATCTTTGGTGTTTTTCGTAACATTGACACCCTCGATAAAACACATGGTTACGAACTTCTTGAAACGGTTATTTTGTTTCGTTTCGTATTGCATGTCTAAAGCTGTAAAACCTCGGTCCACGGCCTCCGTAATACTATGCGCTGTTTTATATCGGTCGTATCGTGCCCAGGCTTTTCCTGAAGGTTTCTTTTGGTTAATATAAAGAAATATGATTGCACGGTTCTCTAATACTTTTAGAGATGTTGGGAACTTTTTATTCTGAGACATAATTTCTCGCTTTCTATAGCTTTTTTGCTATGGCTTATAATACGATTTTTTAGAACAAAAAGAAACAATTAAAAATAATAAATGTTAATAACTTTGTTTGGATAAATATATATAAGGGCCGCCGCCTCACGCCGCATCATACCGCCGCCAGGCGGGCGGACGGTGGAGGAAGGCTGCTGAGCCCGTGGCTCTTGCCTCCCGCAACAACACTCAGCCCCCGGAGGCTAGCTTGTCAAGGTAGGTGATCAACTCATCATCGCTCATCGTATCAAGGACGGAGTGCTTGACTTCCTTCTTCTCAACCAAGTACCCCAAGAGTTGGGCCTTCAACCGTGCAGCTTGCACCGCTGCTCCGAGTTGCTTCTTCGCAACAGCCGCCTCATACAACACGTCAAGCTTCTCAACCTCCTTGTCGAGAGTGTGAATGGACTGTTGGGCATGGACCGCCCGCCCTCGGCTCACCGCCCTCAGGATTTTATCCTTCTTTAGTAGGCGGGTGGCTTGTACGTGAGCTGACGATTCGGCATAACCAGCTTCTAATGCCGCTCTTTTCTTGGTTAAACCTGATATAATGTTATTGACGAACTTTTTTTCTTTGTCTGATAAAATCTTATTCTCGACCTCAGAAAATTCTATAATGTTATCCATATAATTAACCTCCAATTTATCTTATCGGAGGTTAATTGTATAGTTTTTTATTTATCTATGCGTGTTTTTCTCGTTCTGTTTTTGTGTCGAAAGCTGTGCTTTTAATGTTAATCTCTATTTCTTTAACTTGGCACTCTATCCCACAGTTTCCTGTCCACCATTCTGCGAAATCTCTAGCGGTGTCTAAATCGTTATATATTGTGTAAGAAAGATATTGTGTAGTTTTCTTGTCCCAGTGATGGTCCATTCTAGCCTCATTTAAAATATAAGAAAAAGGGTTGCTTTTTATACTATCTTTTAAATTGTTATCCCAATCGCTTACTACGATGTAAGCTTTTAATTTGTCGTTATTTGTAATCATAATGTTATCGCTTTCTATAACTTTTTTGTTATAATTAATAATAAACTATTAAAAACACGATTAAACAATTTATTTATTTATAAGGATATCTTCGTATCTGTCCATATAAATTTTAATGTCTTTAAATGATATGTGTGTTCTAATGTAGAATATAACATTGAAACAACCATCATACATATCTACGATTGTGATATCCTCTCCTAATTGAGTTTTAGGTGTAAGAGGAGCTTTATCGTGATAGACGATAAATGAATACTCTTGAGCACTTCGACCTTTTCCTATTTCTTTTGCTTTACTCACATCAATATCGTCTAGCTGTTTAGATGCACTGAGAACTAGGTTTTGTATTTCTTCTGGTGTCATGAGTTACAACCTTTTAATCCTAATTTTTCTAATCCTTCTAACCAAAGCCCTTTAGCTACGATTGT